TCTACGACAGAACGTATAGTCTTCAGATAAGTATCTATTATCTTCAGGGTCGTGGATAGTATCAAAAAATGAATAACAATACTTGTTAAATTTCTCATCAATATTAGAGTCATTACGATAATGAAGTTCTGGATAAGCATTCATCATCTTTTCAATAACTTCACGCTTGATTAGGAAAAACCCAGTAGAAGCGTCTAGCACTTCTACAGCGCCGTTTTCTACTCTTATCTGCTTAGTAGCTTGATCAATGAATTTAAAGTTGATTGCATACTGAATAGGAAGAGCTTTTTTAGGATAAGCAGCTGCCATAATAGGTTTATCATAAGCCATAGCACGCATCATAGACTCAGCATCAAATTCAATATCTGCATCAATAAACATTAAATGTGTACATTCAGATTCAAGGAACATAGCAGTAAGGATGTTTCTTGCACGAGTAACTAAAGATTCATTACGTAGTGTAGTTATTCTAAAATTAATTCCGTGTTGCATAAATGCTTGGGATACTCTGAACATAGATAAAAAGAACTGATCAGTTACTTGCCCACCATAACAGGGTGTTGCAAAGAAAATATTATGCTTTCTAAGCATATCAAGATCGATAGTAGCTTTTCCATCTTCGACATCTTTAAAAGCACCAAACTGCTTTGTTGGTACTTCTTCTTGAGAGGCCATATCTGATAGTGACTTTTTCATTAGGCTAGATCATCCACGTCTTCAGTTGGTTTAAACTCGTCGGATACGTCTCCAGCGAAATAGGCAGTATTCTGTAACAACCACTCTTTTTGCTCTTCATAAGTTTGACGCTTATAGATCTTTGAAAGATCAAATAATTCTAGAGCCATTTCTTCTTCAGTAAGAGGTGAGTTGTTACGTCCAGGAAGACATGAATACTTTACGTTTTGTGGAAGCGGTCCTGTCTTTTCTTTTTTAATTGTGATATCGTAACCATCAGCATCTCCTGCTGGATTACCATAATCAGGGTTTGTAGCATAATCTACAATTTGTGAGTAAATAGTTGCTCGTAAGTCAAACAGTTTAATTTTACCATCTGAACGATCAATTACATTACACACATATGAGAATTGAGGCTTATCTGCAAAGATAGCATCATCAATTTCTTTGAAAGGGTCTTGTGCAGCGTTGTCGAATGATTCAGTTTCTCTACTGAACTGAAGGCATTCTACTGGCATCTTTTTACCTTCTGTTGTTACTACCCAGTAGCAATAACGTGGCATTACATCTCCAATAAGACGTACTTTAGTATCTCCAATTGAAAGCGTAAGACGCTCTATTTCTCTGCGTTGATTTGAGCCAGTGTTTTGTTTACCCTTGGCTTTGTCCCATGCGACCATTTGTTTTCTCCTTTGTTGAACGTTGGTTCTTATGTGTAGGATTTCCTCGTAACCGAGGACTCTTGTGGAAAGTGTATTTTATCTCCTTTGATAGTTACAAAGGGATTTTGCAAATCTTTTCTAATATAGTTATTAGCAATATAGTCTTGAGCTTCGCTAATTCTACGCATAGATAATACTTGCAAGTATTCTGTCTTGTGTATTACAGAAGCATTCTGGGTTAGAAAATAAGGATTCTTAAAATAACTCATTGGCTCTTCTGTTTTATAGTTGCAAACTAGCTTACCTTTTTTCTGCTCCAGTATGCCAGTTGTAAATAGGTGTGCAGGAATATGGTTTATCTTTAAGGCTTTCATAAGTCCTGTCGTAGTATAAGGATTATACAATGAAGTTTGTGCAAAAGTCAAGATCAATATTCCTGTCTGATCCTTTCTTGCCTTTCTCATTAGCTCATACCAGTTAAAGTAGAAAATCATAATTCGAAATAGTTCATAGTAAGTCTTGGAGTGTTATAGGTATTAGCGTAACTATGCCAAGTTAGTCCTTGTACTCCTTTGAAGATAAAAGCTCTATTTACTTTCCAATCTACTTGTTTTGCTATCTTCTGATTTTTATCAAAAAGATAAGTTCCATTACTAATATCAGGTTTTATATAGACTACTACTGATAGTTTTTTCCAAGTTGCTTCATCGTGTATTGGATAATCTGTTTTTGGTTGCATTAAATTTAACTCAAGTATGTGTCTTTTACTTTTAGACTTTAATGTTTTTTGAAAATACTCTGATAGTAGTTTATCTTCTATACTAATTACCTCGTACTTTGTTATCTTTGTACTTGCTACATTATTTACATGATCCAATATATCTTCTGAAAAAAAGTTATCTATAACTGAATGATGCCAAGGACTTTTAAAGTATGTAGTATCCACGAGATTTATACCATTCTATACGTTTAGTTTGTTGTCTAGCAACTATTCCCCCAGATAACCACCAGTCTACTACCATAGGAACTTGTTTATCTGGGTGCTCTCTTATAATTCTTCCTATCCTTTGTTCTAGTTTGATAGGGTTATTACTAGGACAAGTGAGATAAAGAGTATCAAGCCTATGACAGCTAATGCCCTCATCAAAGAGTTTTGTGGAGAGCACTGCTTTATATTTCCCTCCAACGTTTTGAAGAACATCTTCTCTAGTTGATTCATCTGATTCTCCGATGAGACACACACTTTCAGGAATCATTTCCTGAAGATCTTTTAACATTTGTACACGTTCCCCTAGTATAAGAGGGCATCTGCCTGTAGCTATCTGACTTTTGGCAAAATTAGCGATAGTTTCCAAGTACTTTTGATTTTTGCAAAGTTGGTTCAGCTGGCGCGACCAGTCTCGTTTAGGATCAATAACAGGGAAACGGAAGTCTGTCCGTTTAACTTGTATTACAGGATCTTGTAGTTGTCTAGGATCACGAGCCTCTACCATAAAAGGAGAGAAGTAATCCGATAAGAATACATGTTTTCCGTCTTTACGTCTTGGAGTCGCACTGATACCAATTTTAATTTTAGCGTTAAGAGAGTTAAGAGCTGTTGAAAACATTTCTGCTGGGCATAGATGAGCCTCATCTACTAAAATCATAGAAAACTTATCACTTAATTCGTCTCTTCGGTTATATACAGATTTATAAATACCTACTGTAATATCTTGTATATCACACAATCCGTCTCCTACTTTACCTATCTTAGCTGTAGGAATTTGTCTTTCAAGTTCTTCAATCCATTGTCTAAATAAAAGTTTAGTGTGAACTAGTACAAGAGTTTTTGTTTTATTACGAGATATAATTTCACACCCTGTAAAAGTTTTACCCCAACCACAAGGAGCTTGTAATATACCTGATCTTGCTCTACCTCTTTTAAAAAAGCTATCTACTACTTCTGTTTGTTCCCATCGTAAAGTCCCAGAAAAAGTTAAATCTGCTTCAGTCTGTTCAAACTTTCTATGGTCTTCTATTATATCCCACTCAAGTTTATGATAAGAGTTTGATGGGACAATATAATAATCTTCATCCTCTGATATGGTAGATAGAAATTCGTCTCCATTGTCATAAGTATATAGAGATAGAAGATGATCGGCATCTTCAACATCTTTCTTTTTAATATATATCTTATCGGATAAATATAGTTTTTTAATTTTTGCTTTTTTCATTTTCTCTTTCAGCAATATCTTTTCTCAATACACTAGATGAGAATCTATGATCTCGTTTGTTGTAATAAATTTCTATTCCTCGTTTAGAGCAAATTGCCCGTCCTGTAAAAGTTTTTTTCTTATACTCTTCGCCTATAATTCTTATGTTTATATTATACATATTTAAAATATCTTCTAAATCTCTTTCTGTAGCATAAGGTATTATCTCATTCACATATTTAACCGCAGATAGTTGAGTATGCCTTTCCACTACAGTTTGTATTGGGGAGTTTTTATCAGCTCTATCAATTGAAGGATCGATTTGTAAAGCACAAATTAGATAGTCACATTGTTCTTTTGCTTCGCGTAACATTTGTATATGTCCGGCGTGTAACAAATCAAAGGTGGAAGCAGTCAGTCCTATTATCATTATATCCTCATAAAAGTCATTTTAGCTGGTTCATAGGAAAACTCCTTTAAATACCATTCATCTTCTACTTTTACTAATGTACCAAAAATCTCCTCAGTCAGTTCTAATACTTCTTGTGTAGGAATTTTAAAAGGATATGATACGTTCCTAATCCATACTAAGTTTTCATTTACTTTAGATATTTTTTTACAGTAAGTTGGTACTGTCATTGCCCTAGACAGATCAAATACATTAGCTTCACAATCTAATCCCCACTTACAACCTGCATAGATTAATTCTTGTAGATCTTTACAAGTATAATCAAACTTTAATCTATGCTCTAAGGTTGCAAGTCTAGCAAAATAGTCTCCAGGTATTGATTTATCATCAACAGTTTCAAAATGTCCGTAAGGTATTTTTTGTACGTAAATCTTATTAAGATCATACTTTACTTGATAAGGTTTATGTTTTAGTCCGAAAAAAGGATATTTTATACCCTTAAATTTCATCTAACTCACCCCAGCTCGGTCCTACTTCAAAGTCAACTTTAATAGGACAATCGGGAATTGATAGTCCACGATCTCTCTGAATACACTCACGCGCATTCTCGATGTAGGTATCAACTAGATCTTCTCTTACTTCTGACACAATAGAGTCATGAACAACTGTAAATGGTTTAATAGCATCCCCATAATTATTATCTTCTATCCATTTCACTAAGTCAACCACACCTAGTATGTTGATATCAGACGCAACAGATTGTACTAGAAAGTTAACACCTGAACGAATAGCATGTTGTGATACTCCACGATTTGGAGACTTTGCTTCTGGAAGTCTACGCTTTCTACCGAAGAAAGAATAGATATATGCGTGTGTTTCAATCTGCCTGTTAGACCCGTCAATAAACTTTTTTAGAGCTTTAGCTTCACTAAAGTATTTTTGGATAAACTGTTTTGATTGTCCAGATGTTATTTCTTCTCCAGCTTTAGCATCTTTGTTTACTGTTTCTGCAATCTTTGCTGGACCCGCTTGGTACATAATACCGAAGGTAATAGCTTTAGCATACTGACGTTCGTTAGGATAGACTTTCTTTACTTCATTAACTTCCACAGGTAAGTTGAACATTTGTTTTGCAACATACGAGTGAAAATCAAGTTTATCAATAAAAGCCTTTTGTAAGAACTGATCACCACTAAGCATTGCTGCATAATAAACTTCTGCGGTCCCAAGGTCACATTGTATAATCTTGTAACCAGGTCTAGCCCTGAATAGCTTTTTAATGTCTTTATTGTCACGCGGGATGTTTTGATAGTTAAGATTACCGCTAGAAGACAACCGACCAGAGGTGGTCCCATGAATATTAAAGCCGCTTCGTAAACGCCCGTCATTATCTACTCCATTTCTAATATTTGAAATATAAGTACCCGCCATTTTAGACTTCTCCCGAAGTTCTAGGATAGCTTCTGCTAGTGGGTGATTAAGATTTTGCATCACCTCTTTATCAACAGACCATGCACCTGAGTCAGTTTTCTTACTAGGCTTTAGTCCTATGATAGAGAAGAAAAGATCTCTGAGCTGTGCTGTAGAGTTTGGATTAAATGATTTTTCATATACACGTTCAAAACGTAATACTGCTTCATGAGTACTGATTTCCGCTAAACATTCTTCAACATCAATTTGATACTGTTCTGATAACCAAGTAACTTGGTCTACGTTAATAGGTCCACCATTCTTCTCTAGTGTTTTCATAGCATGAGTAGCAGGCATTAAAATAGAATTGTACAATCCTAGAAACTCTTCACTCTTTTCTACGATAGGCCTGAACTTCATGTAAAGCTGAAAAGTAGCGTCACCATCTTTACAAGCGTATGGGGCTAGAATATCACTAGGTAACATACCATA